TTTTCTAATGCCCGTCTGCGGTTATATACATTTCTAATGGCTATTCCATGTAAACTAGCAAATTCACTAGGGCTACCTGTCTTATTCCAAGACTCAATCCATTCTTCATCGGATAACCAATAGCCAGCCATTAAATTTCCCCTATAATCAATAAGTTATCAAATACTAACTGAAAAATATGTCATTTGCGAAAAAAGTTGATAAAAATCAAGCATCCGTTGTTAAAGCACTACGAGATAATGGTGCTGATGTCTACTTATTACACATGGTAGGCAAGGGAATCCCTGATTTACTTGTGGCTTATGAAGGCCATACTATTTTAATTGAAGTCAAAGATGGCGCACATAAAGTATTTACCCCAGAACAAATAAAGTTTATTACGGGCTGGAAAGGTGGGTATTTATACAGGGTAAATTCAAGCGAAGAAGCCATAGATGTTTTAAAATCATTAAAACTGGAGTGATTTATGACTGAAACCCAAAATGTTGCTATGTTTGCTGCTACTTTGTTGCATAGCGCAACGAACACGCATTTTTTCCATTGGTCTACAAACTCTTACTCCCAGCACAAAGCATTAGGCAAATACTACGAAAGCATTGTGGATTTGGTAGATAGCTATGTAGAAGCCTATATGGGTTGCTATGAACAGGTTAAAGAATTCCCAAGCGTCTATCACCAACCTAAAGACGCACTTAAATACATGGAATCATTAAAGAATTTTGTAGGCGAAGCTAATGCAGATTTGCCGCAAAAACAAGAATTAGTCAATATTGTTGCCGAAATTCAACAGTTAATAGACTCTACCTGCTACAAACTCAAATACCTCAAGTAAGGAATTATCATGCCAATGGACAAATCAGGGTCAGCCCAATCAGTAGGCAAGAACTACAAAACTGAGGTAGCTGCGGGAAAGCCAAAAAAGCAAGCATTGGCGATTGCGTTAAGCGAACAACGGGCACACTCTAAAGGCAAAGTAAAAGCCAAGTTAGAAGCTGCTTACGAAAAGTACATGAAATGAGTCGTCAAGACCAAATCCGTAGCGCAATGGATACGCATGATAAGCCTATCCCGCATAAAACTACGGGTAAAGGTAAGACTTACAACCCTACAGACAAGGGTGCTGGAATGACCGCCAAAGGTCGTGCAGAATACAACGCCAAGAACAACAGCAACTTAAAACCACCTGCACCAAACCCTAAGTCAGACGCAGACAAAGGCAGAAAAGCCTCATTTTGCGCTAGAATGAAGGGTGTAGTAGCCCATGCTAAAGGCCCTGCTGAACGGGCTAAAGCATCACTTAGAAATTGGAATTGCTAATGAAACCTGGTTTGTACGAAAATATCCATAAAAAGCAAGCTAGGATAGCTGCGGGTTCGGGCGAGAAAATGCGCAAACCTGGTAGTAAAGGTGCGCCAACAGCCAAAGACTTTAAAGAATCCGCCAAAACAAGAAAAGAAGTCATTACTGACAAAATGAAGGATATGTAATGAAACACATGACAAGAAGCTACCCGCCAGAAAACGCTATGTTGCGCCCGCACAAAGAATCAACGCTTGAAAAACAACAAAAGAAGCGTCAAAACCATAATCCTCCATTAGAGTTAGAAGATAGCGGTATTCTGAATAAGAAAGTTAATGAAAGAATGAAGCGTAAAGAAGCATTATCCAAGGCTATGAACAAATACCACGATGTTGATATTGTTGGATAAAATTCAAAAAGACTATCAAAATTCCAATACCCTACGGAAAATGCGATAGTCAAAACAAATTCAAAATGGGTATGAAAATTCCAAAACCCTCTGGAAAATGTAATACCCTATTTACCCATCATCTGCTTAAATTGTAGGCATGCCATAGCGATTAGTTTAGGGGGGTTCTGCGCCCCTGTTTCCCATCGTGTGTATGTAACCCTATGCACGCCTAATAAATTGGCTGCAGCCTCCTGAGTAAGTCCTAGGGATGTGCGCCATCCCCTAAGGTCATAGACCATATTAAAATTCCCCGCAAAAAGAAAGGGGGCGAACCCCCTGTTAGTTAATCGTTAGTATTCAAGCCCCGCACAATCCATCATTTGATATTGTTGAGAGATAAGATAAGACCTAAAAGCCTTTAAGGCATATTTAGTCTGATAGATACTTGGATTCTCTCCCTCCATTGATTTAATGATGCAAGCTAGTAGATTTTGCATTTCGTCAAAGTCATCATATTGCATATAAATAGCCTGTTCTAGAATGGCGTTGTTCATTTCTAGCTTTGCAATCTGTTCGGCTGGTGTTACTTTTTTAGCTGATAGTTTTTTGGTAGTCATTTGAATTCCCCTGTTTTTAGTAGTTCAGCGATTAAAACCTGTAAGTCCAAAGTATTTTGTGCAAGGTAGCTTGTATAGCGCCCTAAATCACCCCTAACGAATGGGTCTAAGTCCGCCTCTATAGCGTCTAGAACCTCCCTTATTTCCTTTACTAGCTTTTCTTTTTTCATAAAACCCCCTTTAGATAGTTGATTGCGTCTTTTTTACGGAAAAAGAACTTGAGTTCAGTTGGCGACAGTCGTATGACATAGTTGCCGAATGATGAGTTTGATTTTTCAATCGTTAGCATAAAACCCCCTTTAGTTAAAAAAATGATTCTCTCGGATAGCTTACTTCTGCCATCCTAAGCATTTCAGACCATCCATAATTCTTTTCAATTAAATCTGGATGTTCTTTCAATATGGCGTGAATTTGTTGCTCCGCAACATGCTGGTCGCATTCGTGGATTGTTTTATCCAGCCATTTATAAAAGTGCTCTGCTGTTTCGTAGTCCATAACTCTCATAAATCCTCCCCTATCAATTTCCCTGTATCTACCTTGTAATTGTGTGCCAACTCATCTAATAGCCTAGATAATTCAAAGGCCATATCCTTGCTATCTAGAATGCCATGCACTCTCTCATAGATATATAGAGTAGCTACGCTGCTATTGCCGAATCCGTTATCCATCTTAAATCCCCTTTAAAATGCGTTTAAATGATACCTTTAGCGGTTAGATGCCATATAAGCTGAGAAATCGCCAAAAGAAAGATAGTTAAAACAACTGCGTGCCAATTTTTCATATAAACCCCCTTATCTGCAAGCCCATAACTCTGAGAGTGCATCATCTAAATCCATATAGTCATCAAATGAAGCTCTAGCATAGTCACCCCACCAATACCCCTCAACAACATTACGCTGAGTGTCAACCCAAATATTAGGGCCTCCAAAAGCTACTAGTATCCTAGCCCCTAAATATTCACCCTTACTATTCACAATGTATTGAATGTCCAATACATCTTCTAAGTAGTCCATTGCAGTTTGAGTCTCTCCAAATTCATTGTCTTGCATATAGCCTTCAAAACCTTTTGATAAAGTCTCTGCAATGCTATCAACATGGTTCTGTAATTCTGATTTGTCATTCTTACTCATTGTGATTCCCCTTTAAAACAGTTGATAAAAGATACTGCATAACTGAATTGTAGCGTTCTGTTACATACATACTATAGGTACTTTCCCTAGTTTTGTGTATTTATTTCATTGTGTTGTTTTTATGCTATAGTGCCTCAATAGAATCAATGGCTTAGAGTTTAATTAATTCCTTAATTGCTGAAAGTTATAAGAATGGCTGAAACCATAAGAAATACATCTGAAGTAATTACTGTTAATCCTGATGGTTCAATAGCTAAACCCTCAAAAAGACTTCCACCAAACGCAGGAAAAGGAAGGCCAGTTGGTGCAGTCAATAAACACACTGCTATAGCCAAGGAAGCCATAGCTAAGTTTGTAGATAAGAACTCTCCCAGGATGCAGCATTGGTTGGAGGAAGTTGCTGCAGGAATCCCCAAGACTGATAAGGAAGGGTGCATTCGCTATGATAAGAATGGCGACATTGTGTGGATAGTTCCCCCTAATCCAGAGAAAGCCTTTTTAATGTTGCAGGCTGTAATGGAGTATCACTTACCCAAATTAGCTAGGGTTGAGAGTGTTGGAGATGAGACAGCCCCTCAGCGTATGGTAATCAGTTGGAAAAGACCCGAATGAGTGAGGGCATCTTAGAAGTTGAAATGGACTATTGCCCCCGTAAAGTATTCGAGGACTTCCACGATAGGCAAGAAAGATGGTCGGTAATAGTAGCCCATAGGCGGTGTGGTAAGACTGTCCTCTGCATTAACGACTTAATCTATAAGGCCTTAATGGACGATAAGCCCGATGGCAGATACGCTTATATTGCCCCTTACTACTCACAAGCTAAGAACATTGCATGGGACTACTTAGTCCGATTCTCTCAGCCTGTATTAAGGAAAGCTAATCAATCGGAACTATGGGTAGAGTTAATCAACGGGGCAAGGATAAGACTATACGGGGCTGATTCTCCCGATGGTTTGCGGGGGATATTCCTAGATTCAGTAGTCCTTGACGAATACGCTGATATGAAGCCCTCTATATGGGGTGCTGTGGTTCGCCCTTTACTTACTGATAGGAAGGGTTCAGCTACCTTTATTGGCACACCTAAAGGTCATAATGCTTTCTGGGAGATGTACCAGACGGCAGCATCTAGCCCCGATTGGTATGTCAAAGTATTGCGGGCTAGTCAGACAGGGATACTAGACAAGGCTGAATTAGAAGATGCTGCTAAGACAATGACCCAAGACCAATACCTTCAAGAATTTGAATGTGACTTTGAATCTGCCATCCTAGGGGCTTACTATGGTAAAGAGATGCGCCAACTAACAGACCAAGGGCGTATTACCGATGTCGAGTATGACCCTCTATTCCCTGTGCATACGGCTTGGGACTTAGGATACTCAGACGATACGGCTATATGGTGGTATCAGGTAGTGCATGGCGAGATTAGACTATTAGACTATCACTCTAGTAATGGTCAACCTGTTGCTTTCTATGCGGGGATTATTCAGTCTAGGGAAGCAGAGAGGGGTTATACCTACGGGACTCA